TCACGTTAGCCGCTGTTAGCGTACCGGTGAAGGTAGGGCTAGCGCTGTCAGACTTAGTAGCAATAGCGGTGGCAATGTTGGTAAACTCGTTATCAATCTCCGAACCACGAACAATCTTGTTAGGATCGCCAGTGATTAGAAAATCTTTAGAGGTAAAATTAGTCACCTTCGTGTAGTTGCTGATGATTATTCTCCTTGTTTCATATAGGCTAACAAAATTTCTAAGTCTTCAACAGAGGCGTAGCCTTTAATTCTGTTTGCTTTCCAAGAAATTATTTGGACATTATCTTTTGTATAGCCTTTGGTTGAATCAATTCTGTCTATGCTAGGGCTTGTCTCTCGAAAGCCACCACTGTTCCATTCAAGGTCAAAGCCATACACAGGGCATTTGTTATCCGCAGGAAACAATTCTTTTAAGTCTTCTTTTACTAAAGTATGTTCTAGTCCTTTTTCTTTTGCTCTTTGCCTAGAAGCATTCAATAGTGCTTGAAGTCTAAATTCAAAATTCTGTAAGTTTTTGTTTCTGTATTCTCTTCCGTACTTTTGAATATCTTCTTTCTTATTCAGTCTTCTTTTTTCTTGATATTCTTTATCACAACTTCTGCATTTATATTGTAATCCGTCTTTAGCAGAAGCATTCTTAGAAAACATAGAGTAATCCAGAAACTGATGACAACTTTTACACTGTTTCTTTCTGGACACTAAAGCAAGTGACATGGTTAGATCGTCCTTCCGACAACGGAATAAATGTCTAGTTTTTGAATAGAAAACGCTTTTCCATTGATAAGGGCTTCGACACCGACTTGAACGATATTCCCGCTGCCCGACATTTGCTGCCTCAACTGTTCAATAAATACTGACGACGAATACTCAGCAATAGCGTACTCTCCGTCGCCATAGTCTGAGTTAGGTCTGTCTTGAATTGTAAAGTTACCTGTTGTATAGTTCGTATTATAATCCAAAGCCCACTTAATGTCAACCCCTGAAGCACCTCCACCGACAATAGTTACGATAATTTTCTTTAAAATCTTAGTAACTGAAGAGTCTCCGAAGTCAATATAGGGGGTGTAGTAAGTAAACGTGTATCTAGCACCGTTATCTAGGTAGCCTGTATACTCCGCAATACCGTCAGTCTTACCAAATAACAGCCTGTTATCGTGGGTAGACAGCATAGACAAAGGATTAACAGTATCCCAGAAGGTAGTTCTAGCAGAGCCATCTTCTAGGAAGGCACGTAGATCCAAACAAATAGTAAAGTTAATTGTTGGTAGGTTCAGAAGATAAAATGCTTCTTTCTGATGATAAACACTGCGAATGAGCGCTGGTGTCTCGTTATCAACCAAGGAAATAACAGTGTCTCGTACATTCTTAGTCAAATCACGAATCGGTGATGACTTCTCTTGGATTGTACGACCAAGACTACGAATACCACTGTTAGACAGGTAAATAACGTCAGTGCCGATATTCTGTACACTGTCACGAGCAACACAGCCCTCACCAACAATCACATCTGCAAGAACAATATTATCAATGTCGTGAGGATTACTGTAAATTACAATGTTGTTCTTACAGAAGATAATTAGAAAACCATTATGCTCTGACAGCGCTACAATCTCGTCACCGCCAGGAACAACCTGTTCAAGGTTAATAAAACCTGAACCAAGGCCAGTAAAGTCTGTATTGCTTAGAAGAACAGAATAATAAACAGTTAGACTATCAGCGCCAATGCCAGCAGTCCAAAGACGACCATAAGCAGCGAGAGCGCAGTTCGGTGTAAAGGTTGTGGTACTATAGCCGGTAGGGACATTACCAACGTCACCAAGTCTTTGAAAACCAAAAGCACCAGTGTGCGCATGAGCAGTACTCCCTAGTTTGTGATATACCAGTGTTGGATGACCAGCCTGTACCAGATACGCATGCGGTGAACGCTCTGTGCCGCTATCGTACTCACCTTGAACAATCTGCCAGTTATTGTCAGAGATGGTGTAAGTCAGGTCTGCAGTGTTATCGCTATTCCTAACAGGCATTTCAACCATCGTGGTTTCACCGGTAAACAACTTACCGTTACCAGCACTAATCAGTGTATAGGTGCCGTCACTGTTATTAAACTCAAACATCGCCTCTGGTGCGGAATCATCACCATCGGTAGTAGTTGTATATTCCCAGCCTTTACGAGCAGCAATACGACCAAACTTATCAATGACGCTATTATAAGTGGTCAATGCAAAGGCTGGATTCATACCCACCCCTGACTCTTGGTTGTTTAGACCAAAGTAGCCTGGGGAGGTAATGGAAACTGCTTGTAGTGGTTTGTTAGGCATTATACCCAGTTCCAAGTAATCTCATCGTCACGACGACCGGCTTCAATGGCGATAGCGTCACCAAGAGCCTGCTTTGCTACTCCGTACTGGCTTGACACAGCAATACCACCATCTTCACCACGCTCTTCAATCGACTTAGCCCAAGCCAAAGCAACGATAGGCGTCTTAGGCAGGGCTGTCGTGTCTGTGTCTTCAGACAGTTCAGCCTCAGGGTTTACAATATCAAACTTAACACTGTAAACTGCATCAGGGATAGGATATAGTTGAACAGTTAAGTCACCATCACTATTAGCGCCAGTGATGGTGTAGTAATAAGGCTCACCAGATTGAGTAGAATCGTTTAGAGTAATAAACTCAAGAAAGTCTTTCTTAGGCTTGTACTCTAAGAACCTGTTGCTGGTGTCGTCATAAACATTAAGGATCTTCATTCTGTTACCATAACCAGTCAACGTATAATCATACGTCGATGCTGCTGTGGTAACAGTGGCAGTAGTGCGTAGAACTGACCAGTTCCAAGCATCCTCAACCTCACGCTTGGCATCATTAACTAGTTTGCCAATGAGTGAACTGTAAGTGTTTTGATTAACTAGAACAACCTGCTGTTCACGCAGTCGTGCTAGTACGTCATTAACAAGTGCTAGATATGTAGTAGCCATTTAACAATCCCATTTTTTAAGTGCTAATGCTTTTCTAGTTGGTCTACCTTTTTCATCCTTCATTGGCCCAGAAACACCACTCATCCTTGCACAAAAGGACTTCCTACGAGCAGCCTTCTTAGGCGACTTAGCGGCTTCTTTAGCTGATACTGGAGGTTTAAGATTAGAACCTTCCTTAGCCTTAAAGTAAGCACGACCTTTAGCGTTTAAACCGCCTTCAGGATTTTGATAAACCTTCTTAACCATTCTTTTTCTTCTTTGCTGTTTTAGCAGCGTCTTTGAAGTCCTTAGCAGTAGGAGCGCCTTTGGAACCTACCTTACGCATCTTCTCACCGCTACCAGCAGCGATACGCTTACGCTTGGCGTTAATGTTTGCATAGAGTCCTTGTTTCATTTCTTTTTCTTAGCCTTTCCTGCTTTAGCCAAAGCAATTGCGATCGCCTGTTTTTGAGGTTTACCTGCTTTCATCTCTTTCTTAATATTCTCAGAGATTACTTTGTTAGATTTACCAGACTTGAGAGGCATTAGTAGCCTTTCTTAACCGGCTTCTTACTAGCCTTCTTAGCACATTTACCCATCTTCTTACACTTAGCAGGAGTGGGACAGCCTGGACAAGGTTTAAATTCTTTCATAATCACTCCTTAGTTTTGTCGATAGGTAACAGCAATGTTTTGTTCAAGTTCAATTGTGGCGATATAAGTAACAGTGTTAGTTGAACTATTCTTAATCCTAATCTCATCATTCTCATCAAGCACTACAACAGCATCAGTCAAGAGAACATATTCACCAACGCCTAAGTTCTTACCGCCAAGAATCTGATACTCAGTGTTTTCAGAAGAGTCATACCAATACACAGAAGGGCTATCGTTGCTTGTCAGAGAGATAATGTACATTAACTCCCACATACCACGATTGCGAGGTGGGACAGTGTACAAAGTGATTTTATCTGTAACAGTCCTGGTTAATACTGCACTGGTTTTACGACCCATTCTTAAACTTTCTTATAATGTTTTGAACAGTGTCTGTTTCCCAAATACGTATACTTGTCCAAACAATTGTAAAAATAGCG